ATACTTTAGCGCTCCGGAGAGGTGGATGAGTGGTTTAAATCGCACGCCTGGAAAGCGTGTGTACGCCGCAATGCGTACCGCGGGTTCGAATCCCGCTCTCTCCGCCAGTACAAGACCTTCGAACCTGCTGAGCGAGCTTTGAAGGCGCCCGGAGCCCCGCACCACGCGGGGCTTTGCGTTATGGGCTCCTGACTGCGCCTTCGGCCAGTTGGGCCTGAACGGCGTCTGAGACGGGCTTTGTCTCAGGACCTCCTGACTTTTGGGGGGTCGGTACGGGCTCGCATCAGACTGGCGTCTGACACTCGGGCAGGGCATTTTGGCTATTCCACCCCCAACGCCTTGAACACCGCATCCACCGGATCCGAGTAGAAGCTGGTCTGAAACTTCGCAAACAGCTCCCCCGGCACTGACGGGATGTCCGTCACGCTCGACATTGGCAGCAGGATCCGCTTCGCGCCGGCATCAAACGCCACTTGCAGGCTCTCCGCCAGGTTGCTGGCCTGCGTGATCGTGCCCCCCAGCGACATGTCGCCCATGACGACCATCTGGCTCTGCAAGGGCTTCCCCAGCGCAGCTGAGCACAGCACGATGAAGCTGGACAGGGTCAACGCCTCTGGCGTTCCGGCCGTCTGCAGTTCGACCATGTGCAGGTGGAAGTCACGTTCGGTCGGGTGGATCGACGCGCTCACGCGGCCCGCATTGGCCTTGAAGTAGTCGAAGGCCACGCGCACCGGCTCGCGCGTAGTTGGGCCCGACACCGACAGCTTGCCGCCGCCGGCCATGGCCTGAATCTCCATGCGGTAGACACCAGGCATGCCGCCGTCGCCCATGGCGACGGTGTGCAGGACGCCTGGCGCCAGGCGGCCTTCGGGGATCAAGCCGCCACCGCCCTGTTCCGGCACGGAGATGAAGCGCTCCTGCATGTCCTCCAGGTCGATGTAGGAGAAGTGCACGTCGTAGAACTCCATGCCGCCGATCTTCTTGAGCTGCTCCTTCACGCGTCGGCGCGTCTGCAGGGCGTACTCCAGGCACTTGCGCACGGTGTCCTTGGTATATGCGCCGTCAGGGCATATCAGCTTCAACAGGCCTGACACCGTCCGCCGCACGGCAATGGTGTCGCGCTGGTTGAGGTTGTTGCCCAGCTTGAAGAACTTGTCGATCGCGTCAGCGAAGCTGCGCTTGCGCATCTCGCGCGCCCACTCGGCCAGGTAGTCGACGATCAGGCCGTACTGATCGGTGAAGAACTCAGGCCGCATCTTCGGAATCTCCCAGCCCGGCACATAGGCATGGAAGCGGTCGAAGAAGGCCGAGTCGATCATCACGTCCGGGAACGGCGCGAACAGGTGGCTGGTCTTCACCAGCGTTTCCACGGTCTGGCCCTGCGGCAGGTTACCGACGAAGACCATCGCCGCGCTGGCGTTGATGGACTCGCGGCCCCGGCTGAACGAACCTGAGGCCATGTAGTCCTTCATGATCTGGACGCCGTCCTGGTCCTTGAAGTTGATGCCGGCCACCTCGTCAAAGGCCACCACGTCCCACAGGCCCACCAGCCCCACCTTGCGGGCGCTCATGTTGTAGAACAGGTTTGCGACCGTGGTCTGGCCACCGGACACCAGGATCGAGTTCGGGCTGATTTCCTTGTAGATATGGCTCTTGCCCGTACCGCGCGGCCCCAGCTCGCACAGGTTGTAGTTGTTCTCCACCAGCGGGATCATCCGCGCCAGCAGGTGCCACTTCACCCGGTCCTTGAAGCAGGTGGGCTCCATGCCTGTCGAGCGCAGCAGCGCGTCGATCCACTGCTCTTCCGTGAATCCCTTCCGGCCAGCAAACAATTCCTCCATGTCCATGTTCGGCATCTGGATGGGCTTGAGGTCCGACACCACGAAGGGCGACGTGCGCTGGTTCTCCTCGAACCGGTAGTTCAGCGTCACGATGCACCAGATGCCGCCCACCAACAGCTTCTCGAACTGCCGCACGTAGGAGTCGGGCACCTCGGCGTTCTTGATGCCCAGGTTGGACAGCAGCGCCTCGTAGGCGTCGCGGTTCTCGTTCAGCTTGACGGTGACCTTGTCGATCACCTTGAACGAGCCTCGCTCGCGGATCTTGCTCTTGACCTTCTCGGCCTCGTCCGGCCGCACGTAGTTTTCGGCCAGCACGTTCTTGACGGTGACCAGGCCTGCACGGATGGTCTCGGCGTCGTCCGAAGCACAGTACATGCCCAGCAGGTACTCCAGCACGTAGACGGGAACGTTGGCCCCTTCCTTGATGAGCTTGGTCAGGTCCTTGCGCACCACGCGCCCGCCAAAGCGCTCGTTGAGCAGCCTGTCCAGGCCCGGGTCGATGGTGGCGGCGGATGTCGAACTGGCCTGTGCGGTATCGTCAGCCATGGTGGCCCCTAAAAGTCATTGCTGAAAGCCAGGTCGATGCGCAGCGGCGCCCGCCAGGCCTCGGCCTTGGTCTTCGCGTCACGCGCGACTAGGAAGTAGTCCTTCGTGCGGTCGTAGCTGCCGGCGGCCAGCGTCAACATCACCGAGCGCTTGCGCTCGTCAAGCATCGGTGAGGTGCTGTCGAAGGTCAGTATCTGCTCATCGCTGACGGACTGGTCGCCGTCGCGGATGGACAGCAGCAGCGTCACCGGCAGCACACGCTCAGACACCGCCTCGGTCTGGATGAACTCGAAGCGCTGCTTGTTGGTGACCACCTTGTTGCTGGACCCTAGTAGGCTCACTTCCACCTGCCGTGTCTTGGCCTTCTCGGTGTCGCTCTCCTTCACCACGATCACCGGCACGACGATCTCTTGTGGCATGGCGCTGCCATGCACGAAGCGCGCGCCCCCGACGAAGTGGAACCGCCCGGCGCCCTTGGGCACCAGGAAGTCCAGGCTGCCCGTGCCTTCATCGGTGCCTGCCGTGGTGGCCGTGTTGCCCGCCCAGGCGTTCTGCATCGGCCACATGCCGCGGCCCAGGATGTAGCGCTTCTTGGGCTTCAACACGCCCGGCATACCTTCTTCCACGGTGTGCCGGTCCGCCTCATCCAGTGCTGACTCCTGGTACATGAAGCCGTGGTCGGCCGTGACGAAGATGGTGGAGCCGTTCAGGTTGTTGACGATGAAGCTCACCAGTTCCGACAGCTCCTTGATCGCATTCGCCGTCGCCTCGAAGGTCTTGGTCTCAGACCCACGCTTGTCGCCGATCATGTCGATGAGGTCGTGATAGACGTAGACGACCTTGTGCGGCTTGACGAACTCGCGGCCCTTGTCCTTGCCCTTCTCCATCAGCGCGTCGCGGCCGATGGCCACGCCGCCGTGTGCCGCCAGGATGGCCGAGCGCTGTTCCAGCGTCGACGACGGCTGGCCATCCACCGTTACTTCCAGCGACGCGTTGCCCTTGTAGGCTAGCCGCTGGTGCGGTAGCAGGCTGGCCATACCCAGCGCGGTGTAGCTGGGCAGAACGCCCAGCATGGCCTCCAGGCGGGCCTTCACCCGGCTGCGGCTGTTCAGCTCATCCACCAGCTCGGCGGCCGCCTCGAAACGGAAGGCATCCGAGATGACCACGAACACCCGCTTGGCGCCGCCATCAAAGGCAGGCGCCACATGGCGTGCGTAGAAATTCTCACAGCAGATCTTCCGTCTGTCGCTTGGCGAGGACTCCTTACTGCCGCTCACCGACAACGTGGAGATCAGTGGCAACAGCATGGCCTTCCCTAAGGACGAGACCACGCCCTGGGGCACCAATGGCATCCGTGCCTACTGGCAAGGTGAGGCGGCCTCGGCAGTCGCCACCAAGCCTGTTCTGGGTCTCTCGACCCTGCGCCTGAAAAAACTCATGGCGCTGGTGCCTACGACCGACGAGTTGCTGGATGACGCCAACGCGCTCACGAGCTACCTGCCCGAGAAAGTCGCCGACTCGATTCGCTGGAAGACCAACGAGTCGATCCTCTTTGGCGCGGGCAACGGAGTTCCGATCGGCGCTCTGACGGCCGGCGCAACCGTTACCGTCGTCAAAGAAAGCGGTCAAGCCACGCAGACGCTGCTGCCGCAGAACCTGGCTAAGATGATCTCGCGACTACCCACGGGCAGCTTCGCCCGCTCGGTCTGGATCGTGAACAACGATGTGCTGCCAGCGCTCTTTACCCTGACCCTGGGCAACTACCCGATCTATCTGCCCAATGGGCTGTCGGTTGGCGGCATTCAGGTCTCGCCTTACGGAACTCTGCTGGGGCGCCCGGTCTTCGTCTCGCAGCACGCCAACACCTTCTCGGGGCAAGGCGATGTGCTGCTGGTCGACCTGTCGTATTACCAGACGATCACCAAGGCTGGTGGCCTGCAGACCGCAACCTCGATGCACCTGTACTTCGATGCTGATCTGACGGCCTTCAGGACCACCTTCCGTATGGATGGTCAGTCCAAGGTGTCCGCACCGATCTCGCCGGCCAAGGGCAGCGCAACGATGTCCCCGTTCATTCAACTGGGCGCGCGCTGATCGCCCTAACTTTTAAGGAGAACACTCATGTTTCCCAGGCGTTGTCCCGAAGTCTGTTGAACGCTGCCGGATGACGGCTCCTCATTCCTGATGCTACGCGGCCTTGCGTTCGGCGTCGATGACGCCGGCGAACTTGGCCTTCAATGCGGCCAACAGAGTCTTCATGTCGCGGTGCCCGCGAAGCTTTCTGAATCGACCCTTGGCATCGCTCAACGCGCCGGCGATCCAGCGCAGCGTCATCTGCCCGTCCTTCCATCGTTTGACGTTGCGCGTGAAGTGGGCGATCGAGCCGTTGAGGTTCTCGATCGGGTTGGTGGTGCGCAGCGTTCGGTACAGCGCCCCGGCGATGCCCAGCGCCTGCACCGTCAGGGTGTCGTCCAGCCCCTCGCGCAGGCTGGCCGCGGCACCGGGGTGCTTGGCGCTCAGCGAGGCCGCCAGTCGCTGCAGTTGCTTCTTGGCCAACTCGGCGTTGCCGCCGTCCCAGGCGTCGCGCATGGCACGACCCACGCTGGCGTGCAACTCCTGCGGCAGGTGCTCGATCACGTTGCGCCGCTTGTGCTCCTGGCAGCGCTGGATGAGGGCCAGGGCGCCGAAGCATTCGACGATGGCCTTGCGCAGGGCCTTGCCGCCGTCGATCACCCACAGCCGCGCGCGGTCGGCGTCGAGCCCACGATCGACCAGGTCGCTGAGCAGCGAGCGCACCACCCGGCTGGCCTCGGTGGAGCCCTCGCGCAGCCCCAGGACGTGCTTGTTTCCCTTGGCGTCGATGCCCAGCGCCACCAGGATGACGCGGTCGCGGAAGTGGATGCCGTCGATCATCACGACCGGCAAGTCCAGATCCTTGATCGAGGCGTACAGCCATTCGTGCAGCTGCGCCTGACTCAGCGCAACCCAGCGCCGCGACACCGAGCTCTTGGACACCGACAGCGGCTCGTCGGGCTCAGGCAGCTTGTCCAGGGTACCGGCATAGCGGCGCGTGGACACCCCAGCGGCCAGCGAGGCCAGCGTGGCCATGTCCAGCGGATCCGTGTCGGCCGCCCACGCGAATGTGGGCAGCTCCAGCTCACCGTGCTGCAGGCTGCGTGCCCGAGGCTTGGACACCGCGCTGCGCTGGCCACCCAGTACGACACTGGACCTGGTCGTACCGCCACGCACCGCCTTGCGACCAGGATCGGGCATGTTCTTGGCGCCGCACAAGGCCACGCGGTCGGCCTCCATCATTGCAGCCAAGACCTGCTTGCCAGCGTTCACGCACAGGCCGTAGAAGGCCTGCTGCACGTCGTGCAGCACCCCTTGTACGTTCAACGAGAGCTGCACTTGCGCTGCCGGTACTACCCGCACCGCGGGCTTCATGCGAGACTTCATTCCGGTGGTTCCTTTCTTTGCTTGCTAGGCACCTGGATGTTCGCATCCAGGCGAAAGGAACCGCCACCCTCAGCTCACTCGTTCAGCAGCTTCTGGGACATTGCCTGTTTCCCAACGCAAAGGGCAGTGAACTGCTCGCCATCCTGGCTACGCTCGATCCCTCCAGCCAAGTTGCTGGTACGGCCACCACTGGCTGGATCTCTGCAGCCAACCACCACGGCCTTCTGGCCATTGTCCAGACCGGCGTGCTCGGCACGGGCGCTACGGTCGATGCCAAGCTCCAGCAGGCCCAAGATGCCTCGGGCACCGGCGCCAAGGACATCACCGGCAAAGCGATCGCTCAGATCGTTAAGGCCAGCGGTGACAACAAGCAGGCGCTCATCAACGTCAAACCCGAGGACCTTGATACGGTCAGTGGCTTTGGCTTTGTTCGCCTGTCGGTCGCGGTGGGAGTGGCAGCAAGCCAGACCGCCGCGCAGGTGTTGGGCATCAACGCCCGTGAACTGCCAGCAAGCACGGCCAACCAGGCTGCTGTCGTCCAGGTCGTCTGATGCCGCTGCAACTCGTCACCCCACCCGCGCAGGAGCCCGTCTCGCTTGCCGAGGCAAAGCAACATCTGCGGGTGGACGGTGGCGATGATGACCTGCTGATTGGCTCGCTCATCACCGCGGCCCGCCAGGCAGCAGAGACCAAGACCGGCAGGCAACTGATCACTGCTCGCTGGAAGCTGGTGCTCGATGCCTTTCCTGGGTCGTCACTCATGCAATCTGCCACCGGCGCATCATTTAGCTTGCCGGGTCACGCGATCCTGCTCGCCAAATGCCCGGTCCAGGCGGTGGTGAGCATTGAGTATCTGGACATGAATGGCGCCACGCAGGTGATACCAGCCGGTGACTATGTGCTCGATGTGGCCTGCGAGCCGGCACGCCTGACGCCAGTATTTGGCAAGACCTGGCCGCCTACCTTGCCTCAGATGGGGGCTGTTTCAGTCACCTTTGATGCGGGCTACGGCGCTGCCGTAGGGGGACGTGATCTGCCCCTCAAGGCCTTCCGGCGTCAGACCCAGATGGTGTTTCAGGACAGCTACGCCTCGCTCAACCCTCGCCTGACCATCGAGGACTCGGTTGCTTTTGCCCCGCAGGTGCATGGACTGCCGCGCAGCGAAGCCGTGAGCCGGGCCCGCGACCTGCTCTCGCGTGTCGGCCTCGAGCCCCGGCGCTTTGCCGAGCGCTATCCCCACGAGCTCTCGGGCGGGCAGCGACAGCGGGTCAATATTGCGCGCGCTCTGGCCTTGCAACCCCGGCTGATCATTCTCGACGAGGCCGTCTCCGCGCTCGACAAGTCCGTTGAGGCCCAGGTGCTCAACCTGCTGCTCGACCTCAAGGAAGCCTTCGATCTGACCTACATCTTCATCAGCCACGACCTCAATGTGGTGCGGTTCATGAGCGACCGCGTCATGGTGATGTACCTCGGTCAGGTGGTGGAAATCGGTGACAGCGAAGACCTGTTCAAGCATCCCCAGCACCCCTACACGCGGGCCCTGCTCAGCTCGATCCCCTCCATGGACCCGGACCGGCGCACCGAGGTACCGCCCCTGGCTGGCGACCCCCCCAACCCCATCAACCCCCCTTCTGGCTGTCGCTTTCACACCCGCTGCCCGCAGGCGCAACCGGTGTGTTCGCAACGCGTTCCGGCCCTGATTACGCCCGACGGACGGCATCCGGTGGCCTGCCTGATGTTCGAGTCCGGCAGCGGTCACATCCCGGGGGTCCATCCGGTGGAGGAGGTCGCATGAGCCCTGACAACACCCCGGACCTGCTGGTCGATGTCCGTGATCTGCACGTCACCTTCACCGGCGGTCGTCAGCCGGTTCGCGCTGTCGATGGCGTGGACCTGCAGGTCGCCCGCAGCGAAGTGTTGGCCCTGATCGGCGAGTCGGGCTCGGGCAAGAGTGTGACGCTGCGCTCACTGCTGCGCCTGCACCCGGCGCGACGCACCCAGATGCACGGTCACATGCGTGTGGGCGGGCACGATGTGATGGCCTTGTCGGCCCGCGAACTGGCCGACTACCGCGGTCGCGTAGCTTCGATGATTTTTCAGGAACCGCTGCTGGCCCTCGATCCGGTCTACTCGGTAGGCGATCAGATTGTCGAGTCGATCCGCCGGCATGAGCCGGTCAGCGCCTCCGAGGCGCAGCAGAGGGCCTTCCAACTGTTCGAGCGTGTGCGCATCCCCAGCCCGGAACGCCGCCTGCAGGCTTACCCGCACGAGATGAGCGGAGGCATGCGCCAGCGCGGCATGATTGCATTGGCCCTGGCCTGCCACCCCCAGTTGTTGCTGGCCGATGAACCCACCACTGCATTGGATGCCACCGTGCAAATCCAGATCCTGTTGCTGCTGCGCGAATTGCAACGTGACCTGGGCCTGTCGGTGATTTTCGTTACGCACGACATCGGTGCCGCCGTCGAAGTGGCCGACCGGATTGCGGTCATGTACGCCGGCCGGATTGTCGAAGAGGGCCCAGCACGCACACTTGTTCGCGCCCCCCGCCACCCCTACACCCGGGCCCTGCTCGCCAGCCGTGCCCATGGCGCGCTAGCAGGCT